GAGATAAAAGAGAACATTATATTTAGACAAAAAAAGACCCCCTTTCGGGGGTCGGTGTTCTCCAGAAGGAGTATCGATCACATCAGGTTGGTAACCTTGACGCGACGATAGTAGCGGTTGCTGTTAACGCGCAGTCTGCCAAGACCCTGGGTTGTACCCTCAGCGAATGGGTTAGCTACGATACCGTAGCGAGTCTTGAAGCCGATCTTCGGCTGGAAGCTGTTCTCGCCAACGGCACGAACCATTTGCAGAGGAACGTATGGGCAATAGAAGAGACCAGCGTCATAAGGGGAAGTACCCTTATAACCAACAACGTAATACTGGTTAGCAGAGTTGTTGGCAGCGTAAGGATCGATGTATACGCGATACTTACCGTTGATAGTACCAGCAAAGGTGTTGCCAGTGTCATCAACACTCAGGTTAGCGTTCAGGGCAGGAGTGTAATCCAGGATGCCAGCCATCGTCAGAGCCGAAGCGACATCAGCGGAGCACATTACGATATTGCCCTTTCCTCTACGAGTTCTTTGTGCGATCTGGTTAGCATCGCGCTCGATTTGGAACAGCAGACCTTTGAACTTCTCAACCGACCAACGACCGTTGGAGTCAACGTCCAGGTTGAACTCACCAGCGGTAGCGGTGTTGAGGGTAGCACCCTGCTCAGCAATCTTGTAGATGGTACGGATAACTTCGCGGTTGATCTCAGCCAGAATCTCAGTGGAGAGAATGTTGGCGAGTTCAGCCTCAGCATTCAGACCGTGGATTGCTTTCAGGTCCTGAGCAAGCTCAAGGCTGTACTCAGCTTTCAGCGCACGGGACTTAGCAGTTACGGTGACCTTCTCGATCGAGAATGCCATCTCGTTGAAGGCATCTGAACCAGTGCCATCAAGAGCTTCAGCATCACCAGTGTTCATACCTTGTCCAACGGTGTAACCGAGGGAAGAGGCAGAACCAACTGGGTTCAGAACCGAAGGATTAGTACCAGTCTGTGAAGTAGTACCCAGACCAGCAACGTTATCGGTGCCAGTCAGATCGAATCCGTGATCCTGACCAGAGAAGGCAGTATCGGCTTCATCGAAGAAGGCTTCGGTGCCACCTTGACCAGGAGTGCCAGGACCAGCATAGCGGGAGCGCATTGCGAAGATCAGTCCAGTAGGACCGCTCATCGGTTGTACACCAGCCAGGTCATAAGCAACCAGGTTAGGCATTGAACGTCTGATCAGGGAGATCAGAACGGGGTCGAAACCAGCAGTAGGACCAGCAGCGGTGGAGTCAGCACCGAAAGCGCCAGAGGCACCAGCGGCGTTACCACTATTGGTCGGAGATTCCATCAGGTTAAAACCTGACTGGAATGCGGTTTCCTCTCTAAGGAATCTTTCTTGGTTTTCCAGCAGAACAGCGGTTACTGCTCTACGATGGGAATCGGAGATACCTCCGTCGTGGTCGAGAAGCGGCTTCCACTTTTCAACCAGATGCTCTGATTGGAACATTTGCTTAATGGGTTAGTGTTTGCTTTTAATGAAAATTTCAGTTCTTGCTTGCTGCGTCCAGGAACTTAAGGTAGGTAGACATAGTGCCGCCGACTTCAGCGCCAGCATTATCTACACCTTCTGAGAGTGACTCAGCCTTAGCGGATTGAGAGATAGTTTTGCTGGTGAAGTATGACTCCTTCAGCGTTTCCAGTTTCTCTCTATACAATTCTTCACTTTCAAACTCTACGCCTTCTGCAAGGGAAGCGAGCTTCTCTTTCTGAGTGGCAGCAAGGCCCTCAGAAACTTGATCCAGAATCCCATCAGCAACCGACTCTGCGAGACGCTTGTTGAGGTTGATATTCTTGTCGATCTGCTCGTTGAGTTTAGTCTCCATGTCATCTAACTTCTCTACCATATTGGCGAGAACATCATATTTATCTTCAGGGATGGTTACATAATGCTCTTCAAAAAGACCCTTCATTCCAGAAAGGAATGATTCGGTCATTTCGGTCTTAAGACCGTTTTCAACAGCAAGTTGATTCTCTTGGAGCCATTCGTCAGCAACGTACTCCAGGTAGGAATCAACACGCTCGATCAATTCGCCTTTCATCGAATCGATCTCTTCATTAATACGCTCTTCGTACTGTGCCTCAAGAGCCTCTTGGATCTCGGCAACTTTAGCAGTCAGAGCAGCTTCAAAGATGGTCTTTGCCTTTTCTCTGAACTCTTCGGAAAGCTCTTCGCCGCTCAGCAGAGCATTAACGTCTTCTTCAACGTCATACTCTACGGTTTCCTCTTCGACAACTTCCTCTTCTTCGGTATCGTCTTCTTCGGAAACAAACTCTTGATCGTCTTCGAGCATTTCCTCCTCCTCTTCTTTCATACCTTTTGGCATCGGATCAGCCTTCTTAGCGCCGCGAGTTACTACGTCAGCAACGGTCTTGAGACTTGGTTCTCTCAGTTTTGCCGAGTCATTGTCGGGTTTATAGTTCTCAGGGGTAGGACCACCGAGATCATCTACTGAAGCGAGTTGAGTACCTGGGTCTGCCATCTTGGGCATTGGATCACCCGCTTTAGCACCACGAGTGACTTGATCAGATACTTTCTGTGTCTTAGTTTCCATTTCTTGTAAGCGTCCAAGCGACATTTGAAGTTTCTCCGATTAATCGTTGCTTAATCTATATTTATTTATTACATTAAAGATTTGAGAGGAAATTGTTAAACAAATCTAATTTCTTCTCATCAAGTTGTTTTTGGGTTACCAGAGTATTGATCTGTGCATATGTCTTGCGAGCAATTGCTTCTCTCAGAACACCGCCATCCCATACCCATTCTTTACCTTCCATAATACCTTCGACGAAAGCATCAGGAGCAGAAGGATCTGCTACAATATCAGCAGCAGTGGCAAGCATAAAGTCGTCGCCAACAACGTTGACTCCTTCTCTTGTCATCTTGAGAGAACCAATACCGCGAGAAGAAACTCCCAGTTTTACTCCCTCATCAATCAGACTCTGAGCAATCTTGCCCATAGGAGTGCTGAGGATTTTTGCCTTGCCAATGAAGTTAGAACCGCTCTCTCTCAGAGAAACAATTTTGTGTGAAACTCTATCAAGATTTACGGTAGGTCCTTCTGGGTGACCAAGTTCGCCAAGAGCACGACCACTAACAATGTGGTTCTCGTTATATCGAGCAACCTCACGTCTCAGAGTTTCCATCGGGTACATACGACCATTGCGGTTTCTGATGTCCCCTTGAAGGAAAACGCCCTCAATATACAGAGACTTCTTGCCGTTCTTTTGTTCGACAATAACGTCTACTGATTCGATTTCTTCTCTGATAAGTTTCATTTTCTTAGTGTGTGAATCCTACTTTGCTGAACTTCACGTTGGCATCGCCAGCCCATAAAACATCGCTATAGTCTTTTTCAATGTATTCAACTGCTCCATCACCAACGGTGATAGAACCATAACCAACAATGTCACTTCTATTAGTTGATACGGCAACAAAGGTGGAAGTACCTGCACCGTTATAGACTCTTACAAGTCTTGCTTCGGATACGGAAGTACCATTACCAACAGTTGTTGGTGCAGCAATTTCCTTACCGACCATTCTGGTAATGTTACTCATTCCTCTTCCTCTGTTTCGTCAGAAATTTCTTCTTCAACTTCATCATCCTCACCAAACATAGAGTTGGCAATGACTGGTTTCAAAGCTTCAATTCTCTCTGCGGATTTTGCAAATAGAACATCTTTGATTTGATCACTGATTTGCGACGGGGATTCCGCCGAAATCATAAGGTCCATAAGATCATCCATCAGAAA